ACTGGTGTTGATGGAATAAAAGCTATGGGTACTGAGATGGATAGTGTTATTAGTAAAGCTAGGATTTTACAGTGTGTTCTTAATAATCAACAGGGGGGTATTTTACAGCGTATTCTTAATAATCAACAGGGGGGTCCACAATCACAATCTAATACGGATGGTAATAATCAAGGTTTTAGTGATGGTAGTGCTAATACTGTTGTTACTGAGGATATACAACCTGATGGTACTAATATTTGGAGGCTTGCTACTATTGAGGAACTTATACCAAGTCTTTTTTTGTAAGGTGAATGTTATGACTATAATTTCGAGATTAAGAAAGAACGGAGAAACAGATATTTTCAACACAGTAATACAACATATTACTACTGATGATGTTACTAATACTAAGATTGGTTTTATTACTAGAGAGAATATACCAAATAATAGTGGGATATTAACTATTGGTATTCCAAGAGTATTACCAAGTCAGAATGTTACTATTGATGCTACTGGTAGGAGTAGGTTAGCAATATTTGATTGTATTATTAATGAGAAGGATGCAGTAATTGATGGTGGTACTGGTAGTGCTGGTGGTAATACTACACTTACTGATACTGGCAAGGCATGGACTGTTAATGCTTTTGCTCAAGCTAAGGTTAGAATAACTGGGGGTACTGGTGATGGACAGAGTAGAACTATTAGTAGTAATACAGCAGACGTTTTGACTGTTACTAGTGCATGGACTACTAACCCAGGTAATGATAGCGTTTATCTAATTTATGATATTGGTTTATGGTACAAATTAAAAGTTTATCCTATGATGTTTGTAGATAATACAACTTCACCTTCTACTAATGGAGAAGCTCCTTTAATGGATTATTATAGTGCAAAACTTGGATATACTACAATGGTTGGTAAGATACTTAATGCTCCATTGACTAGTACTACGGTTCAAGGACAAAGCACTATTACATTCACGTTTTGGGAGGCTAGAAGATGACTTTTAAGCATAAGAGTATTGATATTAGTAGTGATGTTATTCGTGCTAGGGGAATATATTTTAGCAAAGAGAGTATTGACACTCTTATTATTGAATTAATACATAATACTACTACAACCTTTGTTGAAGGAGACTTGATAGAAGCATGGCGTGATGAGGGTAGTGGGGATGTTAAGAAGTTTACAGGATACATTCGTGGAATAGAAAAACAACCTAATCAAGTAAAAGTAGTTCTTAATTGTCGTGGTAAAATGGAAAAGGCAGTTAGGGCTAAACCATTTAATAAAACGTTTCTTGATACTGATAGTGATGCTGGAGTATTATCTAGTATTTATGAGGATATTGTTGATACTTATACTGATTTAACTAGTGATGTTACTAGTAGTAGTGGTTTTGATACTATAAGCATTTTCCCTTTTGTTGAGGCTAATCCTTTTGAAACAATGGAGCAGATACGTAAGATATTGAATTGGATTCATTATGTTGATTATGAGGATAGTGATAATGTTAAGCTATTACCCCCAAATACTACTGTTGAGACTACTACTTTACAACTTGGTGCTAGTAGTGGAACTAATAATATAATGTCTTTGCCAGTATGGAGTAAGACTACTCATAATTTAGCTAACCAAATAAAGATTAATGGAGCTCAAGAATTGGGTAGGACTTCAGAACCATTCAATGGAGATGGTACTACTACTGATTTCACTCTTAATTATGAGCCAGACGTTACTACTGGGGATACTGAAGTAACAGTTGATGGAACAATTCAAAGACAAGGAAAAGATGGTATAACTACTGATAGTTATGATTATACTGTTAATGTTGCTAATAAGAAAATAAAATTTGAAAGTGGTAGTATTCCAGCTGGTGGTACTGCAATAATAGTAAAGTATGTTGCTAAACAACCAATACCATTAGATATTGAAGACCCAGCTAGTATTACTACTCATGGGGAGTTTAGTGTTGCACACCCATATTATGATAGTGAGAGTAGTACTGTTGATGACGTTTTCGTTAAGGGTAAACAATTATTGAATTTGACTAAGACTCCAAGAAGGGCTACTACGTTAAAACTTGATATTGATATTTATACTGCTAGGCTTGGTCAAAAGTATCAAGTTAATGATTATGTTAATAGTGAATATGGAGAATTCTTTGTTGAGAAACTAGTATGGTATTATCCACATACGGGTGATGAGATTAATGTTGTTAATCAAATATTAGATAGTAGTGGAATATTAAATAGTGTTAATACCCGTATTAAACGTATTGAAGAGGAGTTCATGAAGAATCAGTCTAAGATTATTAGTAGTATAAAGGTTAATGCAGATATTAGTCTTAGGAGTTGGTTTGTTCAAACATTGGATGATAATAAGTTTGAGAGTTTTGCTGATGGGGTTAGTATTGGAGACGATAATATTATAGTTGGTACTGAACGTGATTTTAGTGATGGGGATTATGATGGTACTGAGACTAGTGGTGGAAAATTAACTTTGAGTTGATATAATATGAAGGATAATAAGTTTTTAATTCATGGTTTTTGTTGGTTATTATTAGTAGTGATAGTAGTTATTATTTTTGTATTAGTAGGATGTATGTGATGGATTATGGAAAATAAAATAGATTTAACAATTGAACAAAAATTGGTAATTGGATTTATATTAATATTAGTTACTTCAACAGCAGTATATTTTAGTCTTGGAGATACTGTTCGTATGAGAGTTGATGATGATAAGACTGTTTTTTATGTTAAGGATAGTCGTTGGTTGATTAGTGGTATTGAACAGAATAGATTGTTTAATGGAACTAAAATTATTAATAGAGTTATTAAATCAATAAGTAATAATTTAGTAAAATCTGGAAATAAATTAATCCGAACTAGGAATACTACATATAGTAATGGTGCTATGATTGTTGATACTTATGTTTTTGAGATTAATTCTACTGATATTGAAAAGTTCCCAGTAGAGCATAAAGTTGAATTGTTTAATGCTAAAGGATTATTTTATCGTTATAGTGTTGATAGATTGCAAGATACTGGAGACAAAAGAAAGCTAGTAAATGAGTATGAGTTAGAATTTGGATATAACATGAAGGTTAGTCTTAATGAAAATTATCGTTGGGCTTGGATTGGATATCCTTATGGGGCTGATTCTCTTGCTGCACAGTATGATATTGATAGTGATTATGAAGTATTGAATTTTAGATTATATGACCCTTATGAAAATCTTAAATTTATTAGGAGTGAAATTGATTTATTTGATGCTTGTTCTTATTATAAAATAGATTATTTAATACCTCCAACAGAAACAGATTTGTATAAGGATTTAGAATCTCTTAAAATAGATAAAATTAATGTAGTTAGTGGGAAATTAAATAATATTAGTATTAGTATAAAATTAGATAAGGTTTATTATGTTAATACAACAGATTATTCTACATGTTATGATTATTCGTTATTAGCAAGTTATAATAATACTAAGTATTGTTCTGATGTAGGTTTGAAACAATTTAATGACACGCATTGTATTATTGAAAATGATTGTATTATTGGTTATCATATAGATAAAGAGAGCAAAGATGTTTGGAGTATTATTAATAATTATGGTGTTAGTGAAAAAGAGTCAATTTCTGTTTTGAATGATTTTAATTCATACATGGTGTATAATAATTTTATTAAGAATAATGAATTTGATATTAAAATTTGTGGAGAATATACTCCAGTAAAAACAAAAGATGGTTTTGGGGTTAGTATAGACCATATACCAGAATACAAAGACAAAATTTATTCTGAATATGCTTGGTGGAATGCTTCTTGGAGTAATAAAAAATTAATAGATATTACTGCTGAAGAGAATAGTACCTCTTTCCAAGTATTAGCTAAAGTTGATTATGAGTCAGAAATGGAAATAGATTTTGATGATATACGTTTTGTTAATCGGGATGAAAATACTTCTTTAAGTTATTGGATTATTAATCAAACAGATAGTGATTATGCTTGGGTTTATTTTAAAATTGATACTATTGATTATTTGAATGGTACTCAAGCGTATTTGTATTATGGGAATAGTGGAGCTTCATCAGAATCTAGTAGGGCATCAACAATGTATTTTAATGAAGAATGGACTTCAATAAGTGGTACATATTGGAATACAGTCCTATCCCCAGCAGTTTCTAGTGGAATACTTATTCTTTCAATTAGTGGTAATACTATGGAAAAAGTGTATTCAAAAACAAGTTATGGTGCTGGTTATGCTCTTACTACATATTTTAAAACTATTGCTGCTTCTGGTTCTCAAAGACAAAATATGGGATTTCTTGATGGTGCAGTAGTAAGAAGTGATTGGAAGACTGGGGGTAATTGGATTATGGTTCAAGAGAGTAATTTACATTATTTTCTTGTAACTAATGGAGATGGTAGTTATGTATATTCTCCTGATGATAGAACTAATTACCATGAATTTGAGATTATTAGAAGGTCTGGCACTAGTAGTATGAGGTTAGATTATGTTGATTATCATGACACTATTGTTACTTCTCAACGCAGTTATCCTATTAGTTATATAGCAGAAACGTGGGGGGCTACTAGTACTGCTTATGTTGATTGGTGTTATATTAGAAAAGTAATGGATGTAGACCCAATAGTGTCTATTTCTGCGTATGTTCCAGTTTATACTATTGATAGTTATGTTTTAGACCCAGCAAGTCCTACATATTATACAACATCAGACGTTTATGTGTTTACTAGTGGGGAAAGTGAGTGGACTAATCTTACTGTGGAGTTTCCAAATAGTACAAAGTTTGTAGATAATGTTAATATGACTTTTGAGAACACTACCAGCAGTAGTTATACTAGTTTGAATTTCACAGCTAGTGGAACTTACTCTTTTGGTGTAGTTGGTATTGAGAGCACAGAAACAACAATGGATACTCTAAACTGGACTTATACAGTTCCTTATGCAATTGGTTCATATAGTATGAATCCGAGCAGTCCTGGTTATTTTGAAACAAGTGATATTTACATTTTTACTAGTGGAGAAAGCAAATGGACTAATCTTACAGTATCATACCCTAACAGTACTGTCTTAATTGATAATCAGAATATGACATTTGAAAATACTACTAGTGCTAGTTATTCAGATATTAATTTCACTTGGTATGGAGAATATACTTTTGGAGTTGTAGGAATAGATAGTACAGAATCAACAATGGATACTCTAAACTGGACTTATACAGTTCCTAATCCTGTTGATTGTAATTATACTTGGGGTAGTGGGATTACTGAATATAATGGTTATGGTTGTGGTGTTCCACCTGTTAAGTGTTGGGCTGATGGTCAGACTCCTAGTATTGGATTATTCACTATTTGTAATAATGGAACGGTTAATGAGGATATATTTATTAATCTTGATGCTAATTATACTACTAATATTACTTGGTGGTTAGGTACTGATAATACTAATAATACCCTTGTGAATCTTACTGATGAAACTAATGTTACTATTAAGGAAGATTTAGGAGTTGGGAGTTGTCAAGAATTCTGGTGGTTGGTTAATCATACAGGGAATATTACAGTACCTAACGTTCCTATAAGTGTTAGTTATGATTATGGTTGTGAGGTTGTATAGATGCCAAAAAGGACTATTAGTGGTGGAATACAGTATATTACAAAAGTTGGTAGTTGGAAGAGTTTTACTCATTATCACGCTAACTCTGGTGATGCTTTACTTGTTGATAATTTTGAGGATGGTTTAACTAATTGGACTGGTACTGATTGTACTCTTGCAGAAGAGACTACTGTAATACCATTGTTTGGTACTACTAGTATGAAGGTTACTATTACTGATGTTAATGCTAATATAGAGTATGATTTTACTAGTAAGGATTTGACTGATTATGAGGGTCGTGGTCGTATATGGGTTTTGAGTCCTGCAAGTTTCACTATGAAATCTAGATTAGAGGATACTAGTAATGAGACTTTATCTAGTAGTACTGGTACTAGTTATGCTATTAGTGATAGTGGTACTGCTACTAGTGGTGGGGATGATACACTAATTGATACTGGTGCTACTTGGACTAGTGGAGAACATAGGGATAGGTGGGTTTTCATTACTGGTGGTACTGGTAGTGGGCAGGTTAGAAAAATAGTAATTAATAATGTTACTACTTTGAAGACTACTACTGATTGGACTACTAACCCAGATAGTACTAGCACGTATGTAGTGTCAGAATGGCAAAGGGTTAATATTGACCAAGATACTGATAGTGGTAGTTTTGATGAGTCAGTAAGCGAGTTGATGAGGTTTTATGATTTACCAACTAGTGGAACATTGTATATTAAGAACGCTAGTAATGTTACGACAACAAAAAGTGCTAGTTCATGGAGGACTATCAATTTTACAACAACCTTCCCTACCAGAACTAGTGGCACGGTTACTTTCTATGACGCAGACACAAGCACACCAATCGTAGGATTTACTGATTTATCATTGCCTTTGACCAATTATGATATTTATAGTTTGGGTAAGAAGAATATTTATTTAATAATCACTTTGAGGAGTGATGAGTATCCTAATGTTAAGCCTAGTGTTACTAGTTATGAATTGACTTGGAAGCCTAATCGTTTGCATGATGCTCATGAGGTTGAAAGCGAATTTATATATTTGAAGACTGATATATTAAGTTGATACGTATGGCGAATGGTAGTGAGTTACTAAATACTGGGGATGTTTTCCATTTTGTAGCTACTAATGAATTATTATTTACTAGTGCAATACTTGGTAATAGTGTGAGTGATACGGTAGGAGTAGTTAATGATTTTGGTATTGGTACAGGAACTACAACACCAGCTAAGACTGATACAGCTCTTACAACTCCTATAACTGCATGGTATAGTGGTGCTGATTATAAGGATTTGAGTAGTAGTGTTGTGATAGATGTTAGTTTGAAGACTCTAGAACGTAGGGCATTAATAGCGTATAGTGAGGCTAATGGTAATGATATTACAGAAGTTATAACACGTAGTAGTAGTACTACTCCAGTTCCAATATTTAAAGCAGTATTCGATGCGTATACTAAGAGTGCTGAGAAGCAATTAATTATAGTAATAGGTGAAGCAATAATATGACAGCGTTTGGAACATTCCCTAAAGTAAAAGGAGACTTATACAATTATGCAGATTTCAATGCAATATGGACTAAATTATCAGCAGTGATAACAGCTCCAGTAGGTTCAATAGTAGCTTGGCCCAAAACATTTACAAATACTCCTGCATTAATTGATGGTTGGGTTGAGTGCGATGGTAGTGTATTATCGGATAGTGATAGTGTTTATGATGGACAAACTATTCCAGATAATAATGGTAGTAATTATTTTTTAAGAGGTAACAGTACTAGTGGAGGAGTAGGTGGTAGTGCTAGTATTACATTAGCTCACACACCAAATTCTACTAATGTATATACAGGTTCTCCTAATGAGGAATTCATGGCAGACCATACTTTTGATAATAGACCCCCATTCTATGATGTAGTTTGGATTTGGAAAGTAAAATAGGTGAAGATGAGTGTATTTACAAATTGATAATATAGAGTTAGAACGTAAAGAACCTGATTATGCTACTTACACAGTAGAATATAGTAAATTATTTAATAAAAATGAATTTAATTTATTACAACGTTTTCTTAATTTTATTAATCATAGAGGATATCTAATACATAAAACTAGGAGTTTTAAGATTCGTTTAAGTGGTAAGACCCCAGAAGAAATATCTAATGAATTAAAGTTATTAATTTGTAAACATATATTTAGGTTAGTCTAATAAGTATGAAGGGTATCACTATTCTATAATAGGGGTTATAGATTATGGTTAAGGAAAAAACTAAGAAATGGTATTTATCAAAGACTATGTGGATTAATTTTTTCACAATAGTAGGAGCATTATTTACTGGTATTGCTAGTTATTTAACAACTGGGCAAGCAGTAGCTATATTGGCGGTAGTTAATATGGTTTTGAGATTAGTTTCTAAGGATAAGGTTGAGTTGAAGTAATCTTGAAAGATAATACTGAGTTAATCCTGCTTATTGGCGAGATGAAGTCTAGTATTGAGAGTATGGATTCAAAACTTGGTAGTATTGATAAGACTATTAAATGCGTTCCAGTTCATGAACAAAGGATTAAGACTCTTGAGAAGGGTGTTAATGAGAGGACTTGGAAGAGTTTTATTATTAGTATTATTGGTGGCTTTATTGGTTTATTTGCTGGTTCTACATTACCTAAGATTCCTAAATGATTAAAATATTTATTTTTGTGGGATACTATTATTAGTGTGGGCGTCTCTGACTTTTATGTCAAGGGGGAAACAGTATCAAGTACAAGTTATTCCTGAACACTTTTCGATTCATTTAGGAAGGAAGCCAAGCCATGTTGAAGCGTGTAGGAGTATTACTAAGCATTTTGAGAGGGATGGTTATGAGGTTGATACTAATGTTGAGTATAAGCTTGGTGAGTTGGATGTTGTTGTGAATTATACTGAGGATTATATTGCTATTCTTGAGTTTAAGGAGAATAGTCATGAGAAGAGTCTTGAGAAGAGTTTGGGTCAGTTGGTAAGGGCGTATTGGTATTTTACTAGTTTTGGTTATAAGGTTGATTTGTATCAAGTGTTTGGTAAAAAGAATGGTGTTTATGGGAATAAACTTGTTGCTTAGCTTGTTGATTAGCATCATACTGTTATTGTTTTTTACACCTAAACCATTTCAGGTATTCCTTGGTATGGTTGATGATAGGTATGTTGAGCATTGTTTGTCTGCTGAGAGTTATGTTGGTTGGTGTGGTGAATATTGGGAACAATAAACTATATATATTATAAGTTATGTATTATATTATAGTGATGAAAAATGAAGTTTGAAAAGTATAGGAAGAAACCAATAGTGATAGACGCAATAAGATTTGATATGAAAGAATTAATGGATAAAATAGTAAAAGATAAAGATAATAATCCTTGGTTTGAAAAAGTAAAAAGTTGGACTTGTACAAAAGAAAAAATAGAGTATAATGGAGTAAAACTAAAATATACAATGATAGTAATGAATAAGAGAATAGAAAGAATAGAAATAATAATAGATACACTAGAAGGAGAACATTTAGTTAGTGATGGGGATTTTATTATTAGAGGGGTTAAGGGTGAGTATTATCCTTGTAAGCCTGATATTTTTGAATTAACCTATGACAAAGTGATTGAAAAATGAAGTTAAATAATGTTCAGAGAGAGAAGTATAATCTTATTAACAAATTCTGTAAAATAAACCTTCAAGGAATGAACACTCATAAATATCGTAGTGATGGATTATTATGCAATATTACTAGAACAATTATTAATCAAGAATTATTAAGGAATAAGTTTGTATTCTGGGATGAGGTTAAGACAAAGTTTAAGGGAATAGTTATTGATAAGTTATTAATCAAACCAGACGGTACTGTTTATGCTTTAGAGATTGAGACTAATCAGAAAGTGGATAATATCAAACGTAAGCTAGAGCCTTATAAGAATATGAGTTGGATTAATTGTGCTTTCATTGTACCACCTGTAAATCCTAACTTGTTAATTTCTGATTGTGTTGTTGAGATAAAGGAGGATTTGAGGAATAATGTTTTATAATAAGTTTTTTATATTATTAATTAATTACTTTTGTATAAATGGTTGCTAATGTTGATTTACCAGTTCGTCTTGTAAGGTGTCGTTGTAAATATTGTGGTAAGACTAGGGTTTTTAGGACTAGGAATCGTACCAAGGTTAATAATAAGCATTGTAGTGGTTGTGGTGAGAAGGTTACTTGGGATATTCTTGAGGTTTTGAAGACTACTAGTAAGGGTTTTGTTGTTGCTAAAGTAATAAAACAATAAACTATATATAATATAAAGTATATATTATACTTATAGGTGTTAATTAAAATGGATATAAAAAATGAGAATAGATTATTAAAAATAGTAAGAGAACAACAAAGGAAGGATGACCAAGATAGGTTAGATGTTTGTGGAATACAAGGGTTGTGTGAGATTCCTACTGCTAACCCAGATAATGCTAGGGGTAGTAAGTTCTACTCTAATACTAAAGAGTTGATTTTATGAGTGAGAATCCTTATGATGATATAAATTCTTATGATGATGTAGAGTCCATAGGTGAAAAACCAAAAAAAGAGATAAAATGCTTTGATTGTGGAACAATACTACATAGTGAGAAGGTTATTGATTTTAGTACTAGGACTTTTGGGGTGGCTGTTTGTATGAGTTGTCAAACTAAAAGAAAAGATGGTAAAACAGAAAAGGATAAACAAGTAAATAAACAAAAGTTTAGAGCTGGACCACAAGAGTATATTCCTAAAAAGAAATTATCTAAAGAAGAACAGATTGAGAAGACTAGTCATAAAGTATTATTAGATTTAGCACACAAGAATCTAGTTAGTATAGTTACTGAATTGATTAAACCGCCTACTAAGGATGATAAACAGGTTATTTTCAAAGCTACTGTTACTATGAAGGATTCTAAAATATTTGTTGCTCATGGGGATGCTGATTTAGATAATGTTGGTAAGATGATTAAACCACATTATTTTAGGATGGCTGAGACTAGGGCTGTTAATAGGGCTTTAAGGTTTGCTACTAATACTGGTACTTGTAGTAAGGAAGAGTTGGAGTGTGATTGAAAATGAGTGAGGGTTATATGTTAAATTGTCCAGCTTGTGGAGTACAAGTTGAGGAAGAAGAGTGGTGTAAGGTTTGTGGAGTATGCAAGCTTTGTTGTGGTTGTGGTGGTAAAATTGAAATTGTCAATGTGGCTTTCTAAAGTTAAAAAAGAGATTGATGAGATTGGTAATCCTAAGCCGATTATTATCAAAGAAGCTACTAGCATGGTTGTTATGAGTGATAAGCAGTTTACGGAAGTAATAAATAGGATTGAGGATAATAATAAGTTATTCAGGAGGGTTTTGGGTGAGGTTGTTGATTTGAAGACTAAGCGTAAATCTTCACGTAATGGTAAAAAGGTGAAAAAATAATGGATTATATTAGTTATAGAATATACGAAAAGGATTACAAGGGAATAGCTCCATTATTATACGATAGGTATGATGATGAGTTAGAATTAATTAAGATTGGTTTTAGGTCTAATATGCCTAAGGTTTTTATGGATGAAGTGTATAGTAAGAGCCAGAGTATTGCCAAGCTAATATATGAGGATTATGGTTATGCTTTGATTCGTGGTATTAGAAAGGAGGGTATGTTATGAGCGTGTGTCATAATTGTGGCAAGCTTTTAGGTATATTATATTATGTTAAGGAGAATGTTACTGGTAGTGTTAAGATTTGTTCTAGTTGTGAGCGTGTAGAATTTAATAATAAGAGAAATGAAAGAGTAATGAAAAAATGATTCCTATACATTATAAGACTGAAGCTCAGGGTAAAAGATTTGTAGGTAGTATTAATCATGGAGGAGTCTTCCTGTGCAAGAGAAAGTTTGATACTCAAGTAATGCATGTTAAGTATCCTTATAATCTTAAACCAGCCGTGTTTTTGAATAAAGAAATAATCAAGTTGGTAGCTAGTAAGGGTGGGAAGACTATACAATTCATAATAGTGTATGGACCAGAGAAAGAAAGTGAGATTTACACGGTTAGTATTAGTGATTTTGTGAATAAGGAGAAGAATATATTGTTAAAAAAGAATTATACTAATTTTCAGGAGCAGGGTTTTGATAGTTATACTCAGGTTGGTTATTATTTGAGTGATATGGTTAAAATTAAATAATCTATTATATTAGGGGTTTATCATTTTCTTATGGTGTTGGGGTTTTTTATTTGACAGCCATGTTCTTCATTAATCCCAACACCTGATAATCGTGTTATGGTACCGTCTAGTTTCCTATGGAACTCACCTTATTATTATTATTATATAATCTTTCTTAATAAATAAATAAATAAATAAATATATATACTATATAATATATACTATATTAAGTGAATAAAAAAATGGAAAAATTGAAAACGTTAAAAGATATATGTATTGATTTACCAACATTGGATGCAGAGCTTAGTGAGAAGGATAAGACACGTATTGGGTGTGCTGTGGTTTATACTCATTGTGATGTAAAACAATTAGGTATTAGTTGGATTAAAGAATTAAACAAAGGGAATCCTGATTATTTTCTAACAATTACAAAGTTTAGAGGACATCAACTAAGAGGTAGTCAAAGACTTGCTATTACTGAAATATTAAAAGACTTATTTAATCTTACTGAGGATGATTTACAATGAAAGTAAGCATGACTATTAGTGTTGAACACACTACAAAATTAAAAGTTCAGAAAGAAATAGATAATTACTCACAAAAGATTGAAAGTTTGATACTAGATAACTTGTTTGAGGAAGATGAGATAAAAGAATCCCAAGAGAAAGTTAATAATATTGATGAAGAAATCAAGAGATTAGAGAATAACAAGAGATTAGTTCTTGAGATGGATATTAAGCGTAAAGAAGCTAAAATAGAACTTAAAAAGAAAAGAGAGATTCTAAAGAAGAAATATGATATTCCACAAGTTTGTAAGAAGTGTAATGCTGATATGAATTTCCATAGTATTAGGAATGATATTAATGGAATACAATTAGTAAAACAATGTCCTAAATGTAATTCGATAATTATTATCCCATTAGATAGGTACAAATAAACAATTAATTATATAAATAATTAAATATATATTATTGTTATGGGTAGACCAAAAGGCAATAAGCCATTGTGGACTAGTATCAATATTTATGAGGATACTAAAGAGAGGATTAACAAGATGAGAGGGATGGATAAGCTATTAGAAAAAAGGTTTAGTAGTGTTGGAGAATTAATAGACCATTTAATGAGTCTAGGTAGGAAGAAGGATAAGTATATTGAAAGAATTAGTAAAAAAGTGAAGTAATTATGAAGAGTATTTGGATTAGGAGTTTGGATTTAGATAGTAAGGATTTTTTTAAGAATTTGAAACAGAATTTGTTAAATCTTAATTTGGATTATGATTTTAATAAGGTTATAATACAATTGATGAATCATGAGGATTTTGTTGATAAGAGATTTGTTGAGTTAATAAATGTATTATCTGATATGGATTTCACTTATGATATAGCAGTTAAGGCTGACGTTTATGGTTATAAACAACAAATTAATAGGTTAAGAAACTTTTCCGATATGTTTACACAAGTAAGGTGTAATCCAGATAGTATAATACTTGATTATATACGTTTTATGAAACCAGGTAAGGGTTTTAAGGAGTTAAGGTGTATGAGTAAGAAGGTTAATACTGTTATTGATGCTTACAAATTAGAATTTCCTCTTTATGGATTTGGAGCTTGTATTAAGAGAGTACCAAACGCTTTCAATTACGGTCAATTCCCTTGGAGTATGAATGTTGATTTCTTCATGCCTATGTTATACACTCAATCCTATGGAATAGAGATGGAGGATTCTAGAAAATGGTTTAAGGAACAAACATTCTGGTTAAGACTATACTCATTATTCAAGAAGAAGGTAATACCAATAATTCAAGGATATTATGACCAATCTGAGAATCCAGCAGGACAATATAAGGTTAATGCTTTTAGAGTAGTTTATGAAATGTTCAAACTAAAAGAGTGTAGCGTGTATAGGTATTCTACTTTTGTAAAAATGTTAAAGACTAGCCAAGAAAATGATAAGCCTTTAAATTTTAATAGTCAAGAATGATTCTTTTGCAAACTCTGACTCCATAGAAAGTGATTCAGTAAAATCTTTTCTTTGATTAAACTCTGATAATTTTCCACTATTCCAATTATTAGTTGGTCTGAAATATCCTACGATTCTGGAGAATACTTCACATTTAATTACTTTTCTAGAAGACATAAAACCAAATTAATGTTTGAGAATAAAAACTTTCTGGGCATACCATGAAGTAATACCACAATCATATAAATAATTAAATATATAAATAATAAAGATATATTATATTTTATGTCAAATGAAAGTATGAAAATCATAAAAGATGAAAAAGTATTAGAAAGGAAGAACAATAAGCTAGTAGTAACTCTTAGTGGGATAACAGAGTATGGTCCATTGGAAGTATTAAACATTTTTGAACAACAGAATAATGCTAAAGCAGTAATGTATGGGCAATTATTTCAGAGTTATGAACAGATTAATAATGCTTTGAGGAATATTGAATCAATAAATAAGGCTATTGAAGAGAAAAAAACTGCTATTAAAGAATTACTACCACATAAGGACCATTTCATACGTAAGGCTCCTAAGTCTTGGATGAGTGGGGATATTAAGATGTCAACTAAGGATTATAATAAGAATTTGAAGCGTACTGTGAATTTGGTTAATATGAATAATATTCAGATTGCTAAATTGAAAACTAAAATAAAAGAGCGTGTTGATAAGTTATTGTAGTTGATACATTATGAGTTTTGAGAAAGATTTAATAAAATTGAAGGGTATTGGTAAGAAGAGTGCTAAAGAGGTTATGGAGTTATATCCAACACTAGATGAGTTATTATGTGCAGATACTGATGATTTGTATAAGAATCTAGATGATAGGGTTGCTAACGCATTAACTAGAAAATATGATTTTAGCGAACCATTTTCTGTAAATTGTACTGGAAAAGAAACTATTGCTATTCCTGATAAGATTGTAATAGAAAAACCATTCATATCACCGATATATTGTAACCATTTCTCTTGTAATTCTTGGCTCTTAATTTCATTAGCTGATAACATTAAAACAGTAGAATTCCCTAAAGTAAATTATAAGGATTTCAAAGATGATATACTAGAATTATTCCAACCAGTATCTTTTACTAATGGTAAGGTTGCAGGAATAATAAAAGGGATTATGCATTTTGAGGGTAGTAAAGTACAATTTATCTATTATGCAGAAGAGAAGAGACTAGAACTAAAACATTGATGTGATTCTTTAATGGTAGAAAAAAGAATGATAAAAAAACAGATAAGATACCCATTAAAGAAACCTAAACTTGAAGAAACACTTAACAGAATAAGATACATATTTGATGAATTTGAAGATGTAGTATTATGCTTTAGTGGTGGAAAAGATAGTAGTGTAATATTTGAACTAACAATGACTATTGCAAAAGAAAAGAATAGACTACCATTAAATGTTTTATTTATAGACCAAGAAGCAGAATGGAGCAATACTATAAGAGTAATAAAAAATATAATGTATAGAAAAGATGTAAAACCTTACTGGCTCCAAATACCAATAAAATTATTTAATGCTACAAGTTACGAACACGATTGGTTATTTTGTTGGGAAGAAGGAAAAGAATGGATGAGAAAGAAAGACCCAATAAGCATAAAAATTAACAAGTATGGTACTGATAGATTCAAAAAATTATTCAAAGCATTTATGGATGTAGAATTCAAAGATAAAAAAGTTGCAAGGATTGGAGGAGTAAGAGTTGAAGAAAGCCCTGCAAGAAGCTTATCATTAACAGCAAATCTAGGATACAAAAATACAACATGGAGTAACAAATTAGAATACTTATTCTACCCAATATATGATTGGAGTTATACAGACGTTTGGAAATATATTAATGATAATAACATAGATTATAACAAGGTTTATGACTACCAATACAGACATGGAGTACCAATAAACCATATGAGAGTATCAAACCTACATCATGAAACAGCAGTTGAATCATTATACTACTTGCATGAAGTAGAACCAGAAACACACAAGAAATTATTAAAAAGGTTAAATGGAGTACATAGTGCAATACAAATACAAAATGGATTTAAATTAAAGAAATTACCATTCATGTTTGAATCCTGGATAGAGTATAGGGATTATCTTTTAGAAAAACTAATACCAGTAGACCATAGGAGAAAATTCTTAAAAGATTTTGCCCGTACGGATAAGGAATTTGAAGAATTCAAAAACTTTGATAGTATAGTTAGGGAAGAATGCAATGCAATAATACTAAATGATTATACGGGAACTAGAGTACATAATATAATAGTAAGAAACCAAACAAAAGAAACAATAAAAAGGTATCATGATAAATATGGTGATAAAAATGGAAAAATTAAAAGAAGAAATATCAAATAAGTATAACAATATTGAAAAACTAGAGGATAAAATAACATTCTTGAATAATATCAAAAAAATATTATTTGAATTATCTCCATTAAAACATAACCCAGTAGATTGTCCAATATGGGTTAAGATATCACAATTATACGCTAATGATTACAATCCTAATAGTGTAGCAAATAGAGAAATGAAATTATTACATAAAAGCGTGGCAGAAGACGGGTACACAATGCCAATAGTAACAATATACAATAAAGAATTAAAAAAGTATGAAATAGTTGATGGATTTCACAGATTTAGTATACCTAGATACTATGAAGACATAGCTAAAAAGAACTTTAACTATTTACCAATAACATTCATAGATAAAGACATCAATGACAAGATGGCAAGTACGATTAGACATAATAGAGCAAGAGGGAAACACAGCATTAATGGTATGAGTAATATAGTATTTAATATGTTAGATAATGGATGGACTGATAGTCGTATATGTGATGAATTAGGTATGGAAGCTGAAGAATTAATAAAACTAAAACACATAACAGGATTCAGTAAACTATTCGAGAATACAGAATACAAGAAGGCTTGGGAAACTAAAAAACAAGTATTATTAAGAAAAAAATGGAGAGAAGAAAACAATGACACAGGTTATACATCAAGCATTTGAGGATTGGATTAACAAACAAAAATGGATATTTGCAAAGACTTATGCAAAGAAGGCTCCACACGAATACGTTGTAAAAATGAAATTATCAAATGATGACAAAGAAATGTTTGAGAAATTCGTGATGTTCATAAGAAAATATGGTTATGAGTACAGTCATTGGAATAAAAAATATATGTGTTATGATATTGATGGAAGACGTTATTGGACTATGGGATGTCCATTAGTAGAAACAATAATATTAAATAGAGCAGATAATGAAAATTTAGAAATATTAAATAAAAATATGACTTGATAATCATGGAAAAAGATAATACTAAACCAGTTTTAATAAATGTGAATTTGATTAAACCATATTGGAGAAATCCTAGAACAGATAACAATGTTGAACAAATAAAAGAATCAATATTGAAATATGGTTTTAATAGTGCAATAATACTTGATGGAGATAATACTATAATAGTAGGACACCAACGTTTTAAGGCATTAAAAAAACTAGGATACACAGATATACCTTGTATAATAAAGAAGGATTTAACAGATTTACAAGTTAAGGAATATAGGTTAGTTGATAACAAACTTTCAGAATTATCTTCATGGGATGAGGATATGTTAGAACGTGAATTAATGGATTTGGATGATGTTATAGGTTTTGAATCAAAAGAGGTGGAACAAATAACTACTGAATTATTAAAGTCTGACGTAAAACAAGCAGAAGTAATACATAAGATAGAGGAGAAAATGAATCATAAATTTGATGATGTAGTAAAGGATGTTACTACTGTTACTTGTCCACATTGTTTAAAAGAATTTGAGTTATTATTATGAAATACTACTCTGAGGTATACGATTCACAGTATCAAACACTACAATCAAAGAAGGAGAATGAAGAGATAAGAAGCATACTCCTAAATCTTAAAGGTAGTGTATTAGACTTGGGTTGTGGTACTGGCTTAGCATATAACTTAGCTAGGTTTGACAAGTATACAGGAATTGATATTAACGATGATATGATTAAGCATTGTAATTCTTGTTATGATAAGGAGTTCCTTTTTTCTGATGCTTATTCTTATATTAGTACTTGTAAGAGTTTTGACAATATTATTTCATTATTCAGTATTAATTATATGAATCCTGAGATAATTGATGAGATTGTTAAGAAAGCAAAAGATAAGGTTTTGATAATACATTACAACAAGCCTTACCTTTATGGTAGTACTAGTTATTATACAAATAAGAAATATGAATATTTAGATGAGCATAAGATTAATAATATGAGTCTTAAATGGATTCTAGACCGTAACGATTTTACTACTACTAAGTTTTTAAGTAAGGATTTTTATTGGTTGAGTTTATTAGAAAAATAGAATAGTAAACTATATATAATATAAAGTATATATTCTATTATGGAAATGAATAATAAAACTTTTACTGGAGTAAAATATGATGTTAGTATGGATATTAAAGAAGTATCCAAGATGGTTAAGAAAGAATTAAAAGAAAAATACCCAGAGATGAAATTTGGAGTAAGAATAGAAAGATACTCTATGGGTCAAAGTCTTAACATAGAAATTAAAAAACTAGGATTCAATCCTTATACTAAAAAAGATAATAATGATGTAGGTTTTAACGAAAAATTCAAAGAATTAAGAAACGAAATAAGAACAATTACTAAACAATACAATCACGATAGTAGTGATGGAAGAAGCGATTATTATTGTGTTAAATTCTATGTAGATATTAGAGTTGGTTCTGAAATAGTGGATAAATGGTTTAATCTAATTAAAGCAGGATGTTAAAAGATTAGTAAACTATATATACTATAAACTATATATTATATTAAGTGAGTAAATATGGAAGAAGTGTTAAAAAATATAATGAAGCAAGTAAATTGGAAAGAACTACAAATGAACAAATTTATCTTTATGAGAGATGGTTCTGATGTAATAATAAACAAAGGCAAAAAAAACATTAAAATAATGTATGATGCTAGTAGGGATACTTATGACGTAGAATTATCTAAACTTAATAAAAATTATGAGTTAGATACTGAGAAATTAGAAGATGTTTATGCTTGTATGTTACAAAATCTTATTAGTAAACATTTCAAGTTCGAATACGTTATGGAAATGATAATCAATGGGTGCAAATAAAATGAAAAATGAATTAATAAACTTGATTAAATCAAGAGAATGTTTTAAAGAATTGAAAGATTCCTTAGATGTTAAGAAAAAAGAGTTTGAAGCAAATAATAACCAGTTAATAAATAGTATTATGATTGCTAAAGAAGAGATAGAAGTTAGCGAAGAATCAATACGTAATTTAGCAATTAATGAATATAGATTGTATGGTGATAAGAAGCTTTTAGGTGGGGTTGGTATTAGGGTTAAAACTAACTTAGTATATGATAAGACTCTTGCTTTGGAGTGGGCTAAGGAACACAAGTTATGTTTACAATTAGATAAGAAGGGTTTTGAGAATGTTGCAAAATCAGAGGATATACAATTTGTAGCTAAGATTGAGGTAGTTACTGCTACATTACCAAAAATAATCAAATTAGAGGATGAAGAAAAATGAATATTATAACAGAATTAATTAGTGGATGGAAATGGAAAGAGATTGGTAAGACTGCTAGTAAGCTACAAAGTTTATTAGATTGTATTGAGGATTTGGATGGGGATACAAGAATAGATTTATGTATTACTTCTAAGAGTGGAACTACTCACAAGATGGAGATTCATGAGGAGTTGCCAGTTTTGAAGCCTTTATTCATGAGTGATGAGGAGATTGAACGTAGGAGAAAAAGTTATGCTGAAAAGTCTCATAAATTATATGAAGATATGATTAGAGAAAATACTGTTATGAAACAAGAGACTGTTAATGGAGAACCTATTTTTCCTAAACCTGAGTTTCCTAAAGTAGTAGTAAATGAAGAGGATATTCCTAACATGTGGAATCGTGAACTAGAAAAGAAGAAGGTTTCCAGACCTTCCAAGAAGAAAAGGTATAAGAGGACTAGGGCTGAGTTTAGTAGTATTTGTTTTAGGGTTTTGGAGTTGTTACGTCTTGGTCCTATTAAGTCTGAGTCTCTTAGGAGTTTTGATGGTAAGAAGGATAGTATAATTGCTAGGTTGAGGCGTGAGGGTTATAATATAGTTTTGAAGGATGAGTCTTACTTTTTAGAGTCTGGGTCGTATGTTTCTAGGTATGGTGTTAATTTCAAGCCTAAAGCTCCTATTAAGTATGTTAGGAGGGGTAAGGTTGAGTTGAAGGCTGTTAAGGATAAGATACTTTTCTTGTTGCATAGGGGTAGGGTTCATCATACGGATTTGAGTTTGATTGATTCTAATTTCTATAATATTATTAATAAGTTGAGGAAGGAGGGTAATGTGATAATTAGTGGTGATGGTTATTATGAGTTGAGTGGGGGTTTATTATGAGGTTGTTATGTCCTAAGTGTAATAATGGTAGTAAGCGTGGTAGCGTGAGGGTTTTCCTTAAAGGAGTTTATAGTACTGCTAGAAGGGTTAATACGCATTATGTTAGGATTCCGTATGCTCATTGTCCTAAGTGTAAAGCATTTTTTAAGGTTGATATGCTTGATTTGAAGCGTAAGGAGGCTCATATTGTTAGGTTGGAGTTTTTTAGGGATACTGATATTAAGATGATGAGTGAGATTAATACTAAGAAGTGTGAAGAGGAATGATAAAATGAAACATATATTAGCAAATGAAATAAGACGTGATTATGGTGCAGACCCTTTTGTTTCTAAGTTAGCACTACAATTAGCAGATTTATTAGAAATGGATAATGCTAAAGGAAAGATGTTTAATCAAATAATAACTAATATTAGAAAGGATGAAAGAAAGAAAATATTAAATATTATAGAAAAACATTTAATGGAGAATGTAAAAAATAGAGAAGAAATGTTTGATTTAATATGTGAAATGAAAGAGGAGTTGAAGAAATGAGTAGGATACCTGATAAGGAGTATATGTTGAGACAATTTGATTTTTTGAAGATTATCAATAATAAGTCTATGAGTATGGATGAGTTAAGTAGTATTCTTGGGTGTAGTAATCCTGTTGTTAGAAACATATTTAGGATTTTAAAATATGATTATGGTTTTGATATTTTTAGTAATGATATAAGTTCTATTTTTGGTTCTCACGGTGGTTCTAATCTTAAAAAGTATAAGCTTAGGATTATGAGGAGTGCAAGTAGGATTTATTATTATACTCCTAAGACAGTTTTTGATTTTGTTGATAAAGTATATGATATTATTGAGGAGAATAATAAAGAGGGTAATGTTAGCCAATTGAGAGGACATATAATTTATAGTCTTGGTTTGAAGAAGTATTACAAGAAGACTAGTAATGGTAGGTATTGTAGTAGTCCTGCTGAGTTAAAGTTTGAGACTCAGAAGGCTAATGCTTTGAAGCGTAATGCTCATGTTAAGCCTAGTACGTTGTTGAAGAGGATTATATTGCGTGGTGGGGAGGGTAGGCTTTTTGATGATGTGATTGATGAGGCTTTTATTGTTAAGAAGGAAGTGTATATAAGTGATGATGTTTGATTTTCCTTTGTATGATATGGTTTTTTGGGGGTTTTGTTTTTTGTTGTAAAATGATTCCTATTATGATAATGGAGAGGATGGAATGATGAAATATAATACAGGTATGATGATTGTTGCTTTAGGATTATTTTTATGTTTAGGAGTTTGTGCTTATAGTTATGCTATTTCAGGAAGATTTGGGATTTTAGTCTTTATGTTTCTTCTTTATTTTAGTGTAAAAATAAGTTTTAATGAGAGTGATGAATGATGAATATATTTTGGTGGTGGGTTTTACCACTATTACCATTTTTAATCTATTTCTACATATTTATTGAAGAATAAATAATAAACTATTTATATTATTAAATAATATAATACTATTAATATGGTCAAAACAAATCGCAGAAAAACGCAAGAAAGAAGAACAGCAATAACAATTCTACTCAAACAAATAGGACCTTGGAATATTTCTAGAACACAATTAGGTAAAAAGTACAAGGTTAGTGATAGTACTATTACTAGGGATATTAGGGCTATATTAAAACATATGAAGCCTGGGCAGATAGATAATCTAACTCTTAATCTCGAGTTGCCTTTGTTGAGTGCTATTAAGAAGACTCAGAGGAATCTGGCTAGGACTAATGACCAAGTAATGATTGACCGTTGTAGTAGGACTCTTGCTTTGTTGATTGATAATTATACTAAGTTGTTGGAGGCTTGGGGTATTAAGGATAGGATTGCAGATAAAATAGATATAGAGACAAAAACAATTGATTATACGTATTTCTTGGAGAAGTATTCTGATAAGAAGGAGGAGGAGTGTAGTGTTGAGATTGTTAATGAGGATGAAGTTGTATGAGTGAGGATAATAGTTATGTTGAAGACAAATATGTTGAAGAAGATATTATAGACAATGAAATCAAGATAGGTGAGAGTTGTAAACTAGATGATGGTGTAGTGCATCATAATGACCATAAAAAACTAAAATTAGAAGTTAAAGATTATGTTAAGTCAAAAGAACAAAAACATAATTATGTATAGAGGATGAAGTTGTATGAAATTTAAAGGTAAACAAGCAGATGACATTATTAAGACTATGAGCATACCAGAAGATGAATGGCAAGAAAGAATGAAGAAAAAGAAGGAAGAATTAGATAAAATATTAAAAGAAACAGGTATAAATTTTGATTATGTGGTTGAATGAAGAATGAATTAACATTAGATGAGGTAGAGAAATTTAGAAAAGAGATTAGAGATTCTTACGAATGTAATTGTAATCCAAAGAGTAAACGTCCATGGGTTTGTCTTAAGCATGGGATGGCTGGTGCTGGTACTGATTTTATTAAGGATTTTAAGAAGTTGAGGTAATGAAGAATTGTACTCCAATAAACTTATGTTTGTATCAGAGTGATATTGAAGCAGTAATGTATTGTCTTGACCATAGTGAGGTTGGTTTGGCTAAGTCTTTGAAGTATTCTATACAGTTTAAGATTGATGACCATGTTAAGAAAGGAGAATGGGTATGAATGATTAATAAAATACATAATATAGATTGTTTGACTGGATTAAAAAAATTAGAAGATAATACAATTGACCTTTGTGTTACAAGTCCGCCCTACTGGGCGTTAAGAGATTATGGGATAGAAGGTCAATTAGGTTTAGAATCAGATTTTAATGATTACATTAATAAATTATGTGATATTTTTGATGGAGTTAAAAGAGTATTAAAGAAAACTGGTTCTTGTTTTGTTAATATAGGAGATACTTATTATGGAAGTGGTAAAGGTATCGGAACTGATTTAAGTAAATCAAAAGAAGTATATCAAATACCTAAAGAATGGGATAGACCTTCTAGAGATAATTTTAATAAGATAAGTGTAAAAAAAATATGTAGGGTTTGTGAAAAAGAATTTGATGGAAAACCAAATTCAGAATTTTGTTCAACAAAGTGTTTGAACACTTTAAGTAATAAAGAAAGAACAAAGAATAGAAAATTAAAATCTAAATGCCTTATTGGTATCCCTTTTAGGTTTGCTTTAGAAATGATTAATAGAGGGTGGATTTTAAGGAATACTATTATATGGAATAAACCAAATTGTATGCCTAGTAGTGTTAAAGATAGGTTCACAGTAGATTTTGAGTATGTCTTCTTTTTTGTTAAGAATAAGAAGTATTATTTTGAACAACAATTTGATAAAACTATTGAAAGATATTCAAAAAAACATGCTAAAAGACCATTAAGTTCACATGGAAAAGAACCAACACCAAGTGGGGGGTCCAATAATCTAACATATAATAAATTATCTCCATTATGGAAGAATAAGCGTACTGTTTGGAAGATAACAACTAAACCATTCAAAGAAGCACACTTTGCTACTTATCCAGAAGATTTAATCTTACCAATTATTAAGTCTAGTTGTCCTGAATATATTTGTAAAAGTTGTGGGGAACCTAGAAAAACAATATATGAATATGAAAAAACTAAATTAATAGAAAATTATGAAGGAAAAGCAACCAAAGATTATAATAAAGGAATGGCACAGAATCTAAGTGATGCTAAAAGAAGGATATTAGAATCAATGAGTAAAAAAATAAAAAACAAAACATTTACTAATTGTGGTTGTAATAAGGGTTTTGAGTCTGGGATAGTATTAGACCCATTCATGGGTGCAGGAACTACTGCGTTAGTATCTTTAAAGAATAATAAGAGATTCATAGGTTTTGAGATTAATAAGGATTATATTAAAATAGCAAATAAGAGGATTGCTAATTATAAAACAAAATTAAATGAGTTTTTATAATTCCATAATTTAATAGTAATCTATTCTTTTTTTATATTATTAATTATTTTATTATTTTATAGTGGTTAATCTAGAATTGGACAAGGTACTAACAAAAGCGATTTATGAAGAAGACGCAGAATGTTTAATAGACTTCTTATTCCCTCATATTAAAGCAACACCAATACAATTAAGGATTATAGAGAGTATAGCTTTTGATAAGAGTAAGAGATTGATTATTAGTGCTATGACTAGGTATGGTAAGACTTACAGCGTAGCAATAGCAGTAGTATTATATATATTGTTTCATAGGAATAAGAGGATTTTATTGATTGCTCCTACTGGTGACCAGACGGCTATCCTTAGGAATTATATAGCTGATTTGTTAGTTAGTCATCCAGTATTCATTAATATGTTAGATACTGATACTACTGGAGCTCAAAGGATTAAGAAAGAGGTTAGTAGGAGTCGTATAACTTTTAAGAATGGTTGTGAGATGAAGACTTTGAGTGCAGCTGGTACTGCTATGAGGTTGATGGGTCATGGTGGGGATTTGATTATATTAGATGAGTCATGCTTAGTACCACATTCAGTTTATAGACAGAAGATTCATAGGATGCTTGGTGATAATCCTGATAGTAGTTTGGTAGAGATTGGTAATCCTTGGCATGTTGATAATCAGATGTATGAGCATTGGTGTAGTCCTGATTTTGATAAGATACGTATTAATGATGAGATAGCTATTAGTGAGGGTAGGTTGACTGTTGAGTTTCGTGATGAGCAAAAACTAGCTTTAACTCCTAGAGAGTATCGTATATTGTACCAGGCTTTATTCCCTAAGGATAGTGAGGACGTGTTAATTCCTAGAGAGAAGATTAGGGAGGCTGTGGATAGGAGTATAGTGTTTAATAGCGTTCACCCTATTAAGATAGTGTTGAGTTGTGATGTTGCACGTTTTGGTACGGATAAGAATGTTATTATGATTCGTAAGGTTCAAGGGGAGTTGAGTTCTCATTTATATGTTGAGGAGTATACTGGTAAGCCTACGACTTATACTTTTGGTAGGATTGTAGAGTTGGATGGGGAGTATGGTTGTGATGAGATTAAGATTGATGATTTAGGTGTTGGTGGTGGGGTTACTGATATGTTAATGAATACTGGTTTATGTACTAAGGTTACTGCTTTCATTGCTAGTAGTAAGGATACTTTTGATGTTAATGATATGAAGCGTTTTCCTAATTGGAAGAGTAAGTCGTATATTAGTTTGGCTAGGAGTTTCGTGCGTGATATGATAAGTATTCCTAATCATCCTGAGTTGATTCAGGAGTTGAGTTTGTTGCGTATAGATTATGATAATAGTGGTAAGTTGCGTATTTTGGATTTTCCTAAGGAGCGTGAGCCTGTTGAGGGTGAGAAGAAGAGTCCTAACTTTTCTGATGCTTTGATGATTAATCATAGTAGGTATTCTTGTAGTGGTTCTAGCAGTATCTGGGCGTGAGTCGTTTTATCATGGTGTTTTTGTCTAGGATAGAATAGGGTTAGAACTGTTTTTGAGGGTTAGTATTTAAATGGTGTATTAGTTATTAAAGAAAATGGTCTTAAACTTTAATAAGAATTGAGTGATTAAAGAAGACTTTAATAAGAAAATAATAAACTATATATACTATATAATATATATTATATTATGAGAATTGTGAAAAAAGAATCTGTGTTAGGAAACCGTGGAAACAACCGAATAGATGAATATATAAAATATATTCTAACAATAAAAGATGAAAGAGACTCGTTTTCTTCAATAACTGTTACTGAAGAACAATTTGGTATGGTAGAACTAGGAGATGAAATAGAAATCCTAGCAATAAGTAGTGGTGAATGATGTATAATGTTATTGGAATAAAAGAGTTAGAACCAAACAAGTATTATATTATTTGTTTAGAATCAACAGCTACTTATGAACAAATGATTGAGATGAGGGATAAATTAGTTAAGGATTTGAAACCAATTTTTGGTATGTGTATGCCAAAGTTTACAATTTCGAATTCAATAAAAACAATAAAGAGTGATAAAAATGGATAAAACAAAAATAGATTATGAAAAAGGATTCGATATAATGATGTAATACTTTGACTTCATACCAGAAGAAGAAAGAGCAGAAGTAGATAAGAGATTAAAGGAAGTGGGTTGTTAAGTATGATAAATAAACCAAATAGTGTAATGTTTTTCAATAAAAACAATAAAGAGTGATAAATGATGGAGATTAAAAAAATTGATTATAAAAAGGCAATAAATAGGATATCAGCTTTTATTTCTGGGGGGGTTAATTATCAAGAGACTAAGTCAGCATTTGGGAGAGGAAAATTAACAGCGTATGAGCAAATTTTTGATATTTTAGAAGAATTTGGAATAAATCCTCATGGGTGATGATTGATGGTTGTTAGTTTTAGTTGGGTAAAGAGTAATAAGAAGGATATGGCTTTACACTTTCTTACTTTTGGTTTCCATGTTGGTGTTAAGACTTACAAGTATTGGTTGAGGATAATCATATTAAATCTAGTGATAGACATAGAAGTATAATCATAATTCTTATATTATCCAATTAACATATTTAAATTATGAAAGCAAATGAATCTTCTAAAAAAGTAAAGAAACCAAAAAAAGAAGTGGTTAAAACAATAGTAGAACCAGTCATTGTAGAAACTCCAGTAGTTATAGAAGATGAGAACACTTTAGAACCAATAACTAATGAACAGGACGAGGAGGATTTCACAAAATCAAAAACTTATAAAATAGGATTCTTAGCATTCAGAGAGAACGTTATTACCATACACCCAGATAGTACTTTAGGTATTAATGATAAAGGTATTACAATTGGGAAAGCCAAGGGTACAGCAATGTATGATGGTGTTCCAAGAGATTTCACTTATAATCATGAGAAACAAGAGGTTACAATACAACCATTGCGTGATTTGGTGATAACGAAATGAAATTATTAGATTCAATAAACAATTATATTAGTAGGGCTTTACAGTCTAGGGGTTCAATAATAGGTGCTAGTGGAGAGTTTGATGTTAACAAGTATGCTTTCCAGACTAGTTGGTTCTGGTCTCCAACACTTGGGGTTCCAAGACCTAATTTTAATCTTTATGCTATAAGGGATTTCGCTAGGATTCCAGCAATACAGATGTGTATTGAAGTAATTACTGAAGAGATTGCTAACTTGGATTGGAGTATTATTCCAAGTGAGGGTTTTGAGGAGGTTGCGAATACTGTTATACAGGAACAAATTACTGATTTCTTTAAGTATCCTAACAAGGATGAGGAGTGGAATACTTTTATACGTAAATTATTAAAAGATACTTTAGAGTTAGATGCTGGGGTTATTGTTAAGACTTTCGGTACTAATTTTTATACTAAACCATTAGAACTAGCATTACCACATAATAGGTGGAGTACTAAGCCTTTTATGGAGTTAGTGAGTAAGGCTACTGGTAGACAACCAGTCTATAAATATAATGGTTTTATTAATAAGACTAAATTTGTTAAGAAGATAAATGATGAATCTCCAAGAACTAAAATGTTATCAAACCTTTCAGAACCAGAATTGAAAAAGGCTTTAGATACTAATAATGTTGGATTACTAGAGATACGTGTTGCAGATGGTGGCAGGTTCGTAGTAAGCGTGGATGCTTATGGTAGGTTATGGGAAGATAAACCATGCTTTTATCAGTATAATTATATTACTAGTGATGGTAGTCCACAACCATTTTGGAATCGTGAAATAGTATATTTGAAGATGAATCCACAAAATGATAATTGGTATGGTTGGAGTAATATCCAAACACTAATGACTATCGCTGAAGCTTTGAATAATGCTACACGTTTTAATGCTCAAATATTCTCTGATTATGCTATTCCTAGCATGATTGTTCAATTAGAGGGTGAATTAGAGCCTGGATTGAAAAAGATTAGAGACCAATGGCATGAGAAGATTAAGGGTAAGAGTCAGAAAGTATTATTTACTGGTAAGAAGATGGACCTAAAACAATTAACCATGAGTGCTACTGATATGCAATGGTTAGAGGGTATGAGGTTTTATATGCAAATAGTAATGAGTACCTTCCATGTTACTCCTAATGAGTTAGGTTATACTGAGGATGTTAATCGTAGTACTGGAGTAGTACAAGACCGTGTATTCTTGAGGAAGGCTATACTACCACTTGCTAAGTTTATTGAGTCAAAATTCAATAATGAGATTATACCAGAATTCTATCCTGAAGGTTTCGTTCCTGAAGTAGAGTTCAAATTCAAAATAGAAGATATGTTACAAGAGGATAGGGTTAGGGCTCATGAGATTGAGGATGTTAATGCTGGAATACTTACTATTAATGAGGTTCGTGAGGTTCGTGGATTATCTAAGGTTGAGGGTGGAGACCAGATTAAGGGAATGCAACAAAGTATTCAAGGAGAATTTAATGATTTGAAAGGTTCTAATAATAAAGATAAAGAAGAGTGATTTAATTTGACTAACATACTTACTAATGGTGCTAGAAATGGAGACCCAGCTGAGAAGAATACTGCTTGGGTTGATTCTAACGGTAGGTTATGGGTTAAATCAATACTTACTGATTCAAGTGATAATCCAATAGATTTAAACTTCCATGCAATGCCTTTTAGTGAGGGATTAAGATTATATGTTGCAACAGGTAAGACTGCTAGTATGACAATAATATTTGAATGAGGATAGATGAATAATGATATTAGATGTTGATTATGAAACTTTCAAGAAAGCATACAGTCAAAGGGTAGGAGGTAATTTCTGCCAAAGATTTGCCAAACTATATGATGACCGTGTAGAGATATTATTAGAATTATCCCGTACAATGATTATAAGAACTATACTAATTATACCAACCGATTTGAGTCCTGAAAACTTGGAGAGTTGGAAGACTCAACACTTGTTTGGTGTTGCTAGGGTTATTGATTGGCATGATGGGATTGATAGTTATACTGCACAGTATGAGATGATGGAGATTCCTTACATATTGAATAGTAAAAGCTATAACCAGAAAGATATGGATTTGATAATTAAAGCAGTAAAGGATTCAGAGGATTATAAAGAATTCCTAGTTAAGTATTATAAACAATTAAAACGTTTAATAAGTGGATTCATCAAACAGTATAAGGATAATTTACCAAGTCTTATTTCTAAGATTGTTGGAGCTTTCCAATTAACACCATTGAAGAAGGAGTTAAGTAATATTATTCGTAGAACACTTGCTGAAGGTATTAAGGAAGCAAGAGTTGATGGTGGAGAAATTGTTGAGATGGATAGCTTAATACCAGTAGTTACGGTAGAGTTACAAAATCAGATTGATGGTTACGTATTACCTAATAGTGTTAGGTGGTTTGGATTAAAAGGAGTAAATCAGAATTTACAGAATACCTTACATCAATCATTACAAGACGGGTTAAACAATTTTGAGAGTGTTAATAGTTTACAAGAACGTGTAGAGGATGTTTTTGGAGAGATGGAAGGTTGGCATAGTAAGATGATTGCAGTTACTGAGTCTAGTAAGATTAGGAATATTGGAGAGTATTATAGTTGGAAGAGTGTTAGTGGAGAAGTAGTAAAGAAATGGGATGCTACACTTGATGGTAAGACGGGTGCTGATAGTAAGGCTTTGAATAATCAGGTTGTAGGTATTGATGATTTATTCACTTATGAGAAGAATGGTAATAAGTTCATGTTTCCTCCGACAAGACCTAATTGTAGGTGTAAAGTAAAATATTTTGTTAGAAAATGAGTTAGTAACGTTATTACTATTTCGTTAAAAAATAATTATTCTTATATTATCCAATAACCATTGTTAAGTTATGTCTGACGATAATATGATTAAATTGTGGATGCCTATTGTAAAATCCAAGAATGGAGGATACAAAGCAATCCTATCTGATACAAGCATTGACCGTGATAACGAGTTTATGAGTAAACAATTATTAAACAAATGGTGTGGAGACATTAACAAGTATATACCATTGTTAAAAGACCATAAGAATCTTATGGATAATCTTATTGGTCATTGGGAGAGTCCTAGAGTAATTACTGGTGTTAATGGAGAAGACCACGCACTTACTGCTATTCCTAAATTTTATGATGGGGACCCTGAAGCTGAGAAAATAAAGAATAAACTAAATCAGGGAGCAAGGATTGGAGTTAGCATCGGTGCTATACCAAAAGCAAGTAAGATGGTTAAGAGATTCGGTGAAGAGTACAAGATGTGGACTGAGGCAGAACTTGTAGAAGCTAGTTTCACACCAATAGGAAGTAATCGAAATAGTTATGTAAATATTGCTAAAAGTTATGACTTAGAAAAGAAACCTAATCCTAAAAAGGAAGAAGAGGAAGAGGCAGAAGAAGACGAAACAAAAAAGAAACCAAAGAAAAATAATGATAAAAAGAAAATAAAGAGCGATAATATGGAAAACGAAGAAGTAAAAACTGAAGTAAAAGAAGCTTCATTAGAGACTAAAATACTAGAAGAACTAAAGAAAATCAACGATAGAGTTGATAGTATTGAAAAATCTAAAGAAGAGATTAAAGCACCTGTTGAAGAGAAAGTAGATAGGAGAGCTGAATTGAAAGCATTAGCATCAACACAAGTACAAAAGAACGTTGATATTAATGAGAAGATTATTGAGAAGGAAAGTTTCTCTTTAAGTGATATGTTGTCTATCAGTCACACAGGTAAGACATACGATATGTTAAAATAAAGGAGTTAGAAAATAATGGCACAATTCGGAAATGGAAATTATAATGCTTCAACATTTGATGAAGTATTTAGTAAATACGGAATATATGAAAACCAAGTATACGCTGGTGGATTAGAGAAATCAGAGTATGAATACAAGTTAAAGAACCTAAAAAGTTCTAACAAAGCATTCAATCAATACTTGAAGAAAGATAGAGGAACAACTACAAGCGAGTATGCTAGTGGTACTAGTTATTCATCCACAAGTGGAAGTTTACCAACACTATTACCAATATATGTTAGTCCTGATATAATCAGCTTGTCACAAAAAGCAAGTCCGTTATATGAGATGCTACCAAAACAAGCAGTTCGTGGGAAATTCTATGATTGGAATACTTCACAGTTCGCTAGTACTAATGCACAATTCTTACCAGAAGGAGCAGCTTTACCAGTAACTGATGATACATTCAGTAGACTAACTAAACAAGTTAAATATTGTTACGCAGTAGCTGCAGTAACTGGTCCTATGCAAGTTCATGCTAGGGGATATATTGACATGGAAAGAGAAGAAATCATGAATAAGACTAGGCAATTAATCCAAAAGATTGAGAACGAGATAGTCGATGGTGCAACTAGTTCTAACCAATACGGTTTCAACGGTCTTGGTGCAGAAATATCTACAAACAGTACAGCTGTTAATGGAGCATTAAGTATTAGTGCAATGCGTACTATGATTAGGCAATGTACTCACGGTGGAACAAGTCAATCAGATACTGTTGGTGGAATGAGACCAAACATGATGATAGGTGGATTAGCAGTCGGAGACGATTTAAAAGCTCTATACCAATCATATATTAGATACAATGAACCAGTAGTTTTGAGTTTCGGTTACACAGCAACTGAGTTTGAAGGAATACCATTCATACCAAGTACTTTTATGACAGATACATCTTCTAGTAAAGTATTATATTTCATTAATACTAGAGTAGTTAGGATGGGTATAGCACAAGATATAACTTTTGAAAGACTTGCAAAGACTGATGATAGTAACAAGTTTATGATTAAGTGGTATGGTGTATTGTTAGTTCTAGCAGAACAGTTTTGTGGAGAATTAACATCAATTACTTAGGAAGTGATTTGATATGACTGAGCTTTTGAGTACTTGTACAGTATACAAATCTGTTAATGGGGATACTAAGACTTTAATCTTAGTTACTCCAGCAACAGCAGAGTCTAATGATACAATAGATTTGAATAGTGATAGTGCAAGTAGCAATATTAGAACAATCTTGAACACTTTAGTTCAAGATGATGCAGGTGCAGACAAGGATGCAACTTGGGACCCAGATACTGGGATTATAACATTAGGAACCCTGGTAACAGGGATACATAATGTTTTAGTAGAAGGAATATAAGGTGAAAAAAATATGACAGATATTACAGACGATTGTACGTTTTACAAATCGGTTAATGGAGACATTAAGAAATTGATAATAGTAACACCAGCAACAGCAGCTACAAGCGATACAATAGATTTGTATAGTGATAGCGTTGCTAGTACTATGAGAACAATCTTGAACAGTTTAGCTCAAGATGATGTAGGAGCAGACGTAACAAGTACGTGGGTTCCAAGCACAGGAATAATAACATTAGGTAGTATTTCAACTGGAATACATAATATTGTTGTTTGGGGAGTCTAGGCGAATTAGTATGGCAAATATTGATAGTGATTCATTCCCACAAAATACGTATCCAGGATTTGGAGACCATGCTTTAACTCTTAGAAATTTGAGTGGAGCAGCTTCAGCTAGTGGATTATTAATGGGAATTGGTACTTCAGCTGCACCAGCAACTACAAGTACACCAGATGGTAAGTTTGTAGAAATACGTGCTGAAACAACTGCAACTAGTGGTGATAACCGTTTAATGTATCTTAGATACGCTTTGAATGGTGCTACTGGTGGTGAGTGTATTAGAGCGTTTACAAAACTTACTGCTTCTGGAAGTAATGTTCGTGGAGCACATATAAGTTTGGATATTGGTACTGGTGGTAGTGCTAGTGGTATTGGTATAGGTGTTGATGCACAGATTCTAGTTCTTAATGATACTTTGACTGGTGGTACTTATGCAGTAATAAATTCTGAGATTTATAGTGCTGGTAGTAGTACTAGTATTGCTAGTGTAACTGCAATGAGTTTCTTTAGAGCCGTTTTAACTGGAAACGCGACTGGTATTGCAGATGTTGATGATGAGGCTTATTTATTATCAATAAATGGTGGTGCAATAGGTTCAGGTAACATTGTATCAGCAGATAATGATGAGACTAAATTCTCACATAAGATTAGAATTAAAGCACAAGGTACTCTTATGTACTTAATGTGTACAGAGAGTTAGGAGTAAAATCCTATTTAACCCTTTTTTTTTATATTATATATTTATAAATAATTAATTATATTATTCTCTTATGGTAAAAGATAGTGTTGAAACATGGAAAGATACTCTTGGAAGAATAGATAATAAATTAGTAAAATTATTTGTTAATAATAAGGATTCAGTATTCAGGATTGATGCAGATATTAATTCTAGTGTTAATGGAGATGTTGAAGTAAATTTTAAATCTAATTATAGTTTGGATTTACAAGATTTAGAACTTATAAAAGAAGCTTTTAAACCAGACGTTATGACAATAACTGGTAATGATGATGCAGATGTTGGGGTATTACTTATTCTTAGGTGGAAACCAAAAGAATAATCCTATTTAACCCTTTTTTTTTATATTATATTTTTATAAATAATTAACTTACTATTATATCATGGTTGAATTAGAATTAACGATTTTCGAGAGAATACAAACATTGACTATGCTACCAACAAAGGATACCCGTGTTGGATTAAGAGTATTAGAACAATCTAGGAATAAGATTGATTTTACTGAAGAAGAGATTAAGAAATTTGGAGTAGTCATTAATGGTGGTAATATTACTTGGAATAAAGAATCTGTTGGAGTTACTAAAAAGATTGATATTGGGGATTACGTTTTCAATATTATAAAAACTAGACTTGAAAAGTTAGATAAGGATAAGGAATTAGAGTTTAGACAATTAACATTATACGATAAAGTTATGGAAAAGTGATTATTCTTATATTGTAGGACTTCTTCATACTATTAGTGATATTAAGATGTCAACATATTATACAATAAAGAAAAGACTTACAAGCGATTCTAGTGGAGATGCTAGTGCAGTTACTGAATCAATAACTGGAGAATTAATAAGTATAGTTTCAGTTCCTGGAGCTAGTACGGTTCAACCTACTACTAATTTTGATTTGGATTTACAACAGGCTAATCTTAGTGGTGGAGTATTAGATTTAACATTATTTACTGATGATACAGTAGTTAATAATGCAGTTACTCAATGGTTACCAACTATCCCAGCAACTAAATCAGTTGATGGTAGTGCTAGTGTTTTGACTGAGAAGAGTCCAGTAATATTTGGTCCAATAACAATTATTGGTGCAAATATGGGTAATTCAAAGATTGCTGATATTATACTAGTTATCAAGACTGTATGAGTTGATTAGTAATGAGTTATACTACGGCTGCGAAAGTATTATCTGAGTTAAAAATAGTCTCTACCGATTTCGATTCTGACATTATTACTAATGATTTTATCCCACGTAGTGATGCTAAGATTGAATCTAGGACTGGTAAGACTTGGAGTACTGCTAGTAGTAAAACTGATTATTTTGATTTTAAGGGTAATATGTACCATCAGAATCCTTGGACTAATAAGGGATTCATTACAGGAAGTATTCCAACCCGTGAGGGTAGTGCTAGGTTTAGTTTAAAGACTACTCCAATTACTAGGCTTGATAGGGTTTACTTGCTTGGTATGGATAATACTTTTGCTAGCGTTCAAGTCTATAATAGTGCAGCTGCTACTTATGCTGATAAGACTGAGGAGGCTAATACTGTTCAGGGTGGGGATGACCCGTTTTATCCTTTTGCAAGTACTAGTGTAGAAGATGATATATTATATCTAGGAATGGATAATGCTTTCTTAGGTGTAGGTTTTAATCTTGCTACTCTTGGTACTGTTGGAGTGCTTATTTGGGAGTATTATAATGGTAGTAGTTGGACTGAATTAACAGTTACTGAAGGAGTTACTGATGCTGATGATTTATTGGCTAGTGGTGGAATTACTACTTGGGATTATCCTGGTGATTTTGAGCAAACAACAGTTAATAGTGAGGAGAAATACTGGGTTAGGTTAAGGATAACTACAAGCTATACTATCGCACCACGTGTTAATAACATTTTCTTAGACCAAGACGGTGTATTGATTGATGAAGTTAATCATAGTGAGATTAAGTGGAATAAGGATACTGGGGATTTGATTTTCTTAAAGAGTATCCCAGCAACAGGAATTAAGAAGATACGTGTTGATTATCATGCTGGAGCAAGTAGTATTCCAGAAACGGTTGAAGAATTAAGTACAATACTATCCTCTCAAGAAGTATTAACAGCCATAATGGGAGGTAGTTTCAAAGAGATGACTAGTGGTAGTGTTGCAGGAAAAACATGGAACTACGGCGAGCCGTATACAAATTTAAGGGCTACACTCATTGAGTTAAGGAAGCGAGAGAGTATGTTATGGAACATTCTAGGCACGGAAACGTTCTTTGCAGTTTGTTGATGTATTATGGGAGATTTTGGGGATAGATTCTTAGAAGCTACGGAAACATTGATTACTACTGCTGGTAATAGTGTTACTTATTATGCTCCTGTTACTAGGAGTACTGATGATTATGGTGATACTCTTGGTTATACTCAATCAGCGTCTAGTAGCAAAACTATGGCAATCCAACACATAGGGTTTTTAGATGACCAATTAAGAAAAGAGGGTATTTGGAGTGTTGGAGATATTAGGGTTGAGTGTAAGCCTAGTGATGACATTACTGATAATAGTAAGATTGTAATGACTGATGGTAGTACTTGGAGACTTAATAAGATAGTTGATGAGGATATGTCTAATGATGTGAATACTAGTAGCGTCTTTAGGGGTGTCAGGATTGATTAAGATTAAGAATAAAAAACTTTTTGAGAAATTAATTGTTAAGCGTATTTCTAATAATATCAAAGAAGAGTGGATGAAAGAGATTAGTCGTAAGACTAGTACTGGAGCTTCACGTTATAGGGATAGTATTAAGATAAAGTTGGAGGGTAGTAAGGCTAGGATTTATGCTGATTGGAATTCTAAAGTACCATTTTATTTAGAGTATGGAACTATTGGTCATATGATTAGACCTAAGAAGCCTGGTGGTACATTACATTGGCGTAGTAATGGTAAGGATTATTTTAGTAAGGGTCATTTCGTGTGTGGTATTAAGCCTTTGAATATTCTTGGTGGTACTGTTTTTCGTGTTTTGAGAAAATTATAAATAGTGTTGATGTTATATTATTCTTATAGGGGGTTTTATTCATACCCACACACGTGTGTACTCTCGAGCAAGCCTATAAAATTCGGGGGAACTTTATAATAAAGTATATATAATATTAAAGTTATTATCTTATTATGTTAAATCATAAGGAGAAGATATTATTATTTTTATTGAAGAATGAGAATTCTAATCTATTTATTATATCTAATTGTATTGAGGGTAAGAGGGATACTATCAAAAAGATATTGTCTAGTATGAAGTCTAAGGGTTATATTAAAGGGGTTTTATTGTTTGGTGAGAAGTTTTTTAGGTATTGTGTTACTGATTATGGTATTTCTTATTTGAAGTGTAATGATTTAATAAAATAGTAAACTATATATAATATTAAATTTATATTCTATTAGTGAGTGAAAATGGAATTAATGCTAAAGGAAACAAATAACTTTATTGAATGTCATGAATTTATTATTAGTCATGAAAAGAAAGGTAAATTTGACTATAAAATAAAGAATATAAGATTTTTTATAACAGGTGAACAATACGAAGCAAACTGTAATGTAATAGAAGAAAAAAGACAAAGACTAATGAAAAAGTATAATGCTTTTGGTTCTATATTATTAGTTGGTTCAGAATCAAGAAGAAATGGATTACACGGCATGAATTATCTATTAGAATTATATATTAAAATAATAGCAAAATCAAGGTAGATAAATATGGAAATATGTACAACAGGAGTTACTTTAATTGAAAAGTATTCAATTGAAGGAAAAAAAATTAAAATTGAAACTATTGATTATGAATATTCTGATAAATCTAGAGATACAGAAAAATTAATAAATATACCAAAAATTGATTTTATTCCAGATTTTGAAATTAAAGAAGCTTATGGTTTTAAAAAAATAATTAAAAAATTAGATAAATATTTTAGATGTGAAAGCAAATATTATATTTTTTGGATTGGATTAAAAGGAAATGATATTATATTAATTGAATTAAAAAGACCAGAAACAGAATATACAATATTAAATAGACCAATGAATAAAAAAGGAACAATAAAAGTAAAAAAAATAAGAGATTAATTAATATAGTAAAATTCTTAGAATTTAGAGATGAAATGAACAAAAAGTTTTGGAAGTGTAATAATTTAGAATAATCATTCTTATATTATAGGTTCTACCATTACTCTTAGTCAGTAAGAGTATTGACTAATTTTCAAATCCCAGAGGGGTGTCTAGTATGGTAGTAATAGAAGCAGTAGAGGATAAAGTAATTGAATGGCTAACCCAAGTTTTAGTAGACCCAAAGAGTGCAACTAGGGAGACTATTCAAACACAGACTTTTAATGGAAATGGAACTAATAAAGTATTCACTTTGTTAAATACTGCGTGGAGTGGGGGAGTATTGCGTTGTATTAATACTGTTACAGTTGATGGCACGGTTTTGAAAAAGCATGATGATTATACTATTAACAAATCTACAAGAGAGGTAACTTGTGATACTGCACCAAGTAATGATACTAGTAACGTGGTTATATCTTTGGATTATGGAACTAATTTCGTTCATAGGTATAAACAAGATTTTAAATTAACAGTTAGTACAATGCCAGTAGTACTTGTTGGTCGTATTGATAGTAATTATGAGAATGCTGGGATGAGTAGTAGTGATACAAAAGGTACTGTTGAGGTACAAGCAGATTTCATTACTAGTAGGGATAATGTTGAAGGAATAATAGATAGTGTAACCCTATCTAATGACCCATTAGTACATTATTGGACTCAGGATAGTAGGAAGAAAATCAAGAATAACAGGATTAGTAGAGAATTAGGGAGTAACATACGTTTTCTTAACATGAGTGATGCACCAGTAGCTAATTTAGAAGATGATACTCAAGCTTGTAGGAGAACTTTAAGAATCACATTCATAGGAGAAAATTTAGACGAAAATCAATAGAGATGAAATAAAAAATGACGGTAGTAAGATATTCTGGTAGAGATACAGAGATAGCAGTTAGGAAAGAAACTAATTGGGGTACTGACCCAGGTAGTGGGGAGTTTAGTCCTGGTAAATTATTGGATGCAACACTTAGGTTTGGTAATAATCTTCAGACTTTTAGAGGTATGGGTACTGGTAGTTTGAATATTGCAGACATTGTAGCTGGTGGTTATGATGTTGGGGGTAGTATGCGTGTTAATATTCGTACTGGGCAATTATTAGAAGGAGTATTAGGTGATAGTACTTATTCTACATCAAAACATACTTTTGCTGGAACTACAACTACAATACCTAGTTGGACAATGATATTCAATAAGACCACGGCTGCGACTGATGATGTTGATAATGTTACTGGTTGTTTCATTACAAGTATTAGTTTGAATCAAACCCTTAATGGAGTATTGACTGCTAGTATAGAATTCATAGGAAAAAAGAATACTAATGCTACAACTGCTGTTAATGTTACTGAGAGTACTGAGGCAATGCCTAATTGGGATGGTGCAGTATTAACTTGGAACTCTGCTGATGTCTTAAAATTACAAAGTGTCACGCTTGGTATAACAATTAATTATCAGATTGATAGGAGTTTGAGTAATCGTTTTATTGAAGAACCAATACCAATAGGTAGGGATTTCAAAATAACACCTAGTTTCAAATTGAATACTACTGACCGTGTAAGCATGAAACAAGATGCTATGACTCTTGGAGAAACTGCTAAGACTGGTGCTGATGGTCCTTGGGATAATAGTGATAGTGCAGATATGAATTTGAGGACTGCTGTTGTTAAATTCGTTCGTGAGAGTGGAGTTAAAGAATTCAGGTTTACTATGGCTAATTGTGCAGTTTTTGATTATAGTGAGACTAGTAGTGAGAATGATACTGTTAATGTTAATGCTACTATTAGTGGTAAATCAATGAGTGCTGAAGTATGGGATGGAGTTGAAAGCGATTACTGAAGATAACGTATTAGCTCCACCGTTAAGGTTTGATGAAGATTTCAAGACTGCATTCGTTGGTGATATAATGATGAGAAGGGAACATGAGCAAAAGGTTGAGACAAAATTAGATGGTATTGTCAAAGAGTTTGAGAAATTAAATTCTAACCTTAGTGGATTAAAAAATTCAATTAGTATGTTAAAGAAGAGATGAAAAATATGGCTGGAATAAAAGAATCTGTTACAAATGAAAAACTAGTAGGAAGAAAGATAGCAATTCAATGGAGAGGTAAGACTGTTCATGTTGCTGTGGGAAAACTAAGTTATGGTATGAGTTACTTAGCAGCTGATAAATCAGTACTAGAACCAATAATTGATGCTGTTGGTAAAAGGATTATGCGTTTTGAAGAAAAGAAAAAACCTAGTGCAATTCTTGGACAATTATGGATTATCACTTATGCGTTACAGGCTGGGGATTATGATAAGAATCAGTTTCCACCAACATTTGAAAACGTGTTTTTCTTAGATGCTAGTGAGGGTAATAAGATATTCGAGCATTATAATAATTGTTTCAAAATACAAAAGGAGGTACTGGACCCAAAAGAATAATCCCTATACTATTGTGTGGGGAAAATAGTAGACTTCCCGTAGTGTTCAAACGTAATATCAATTATAAGATATTATGGAGTGAGTATGGTTTGAATAAAGTGGATGCTGATAATTTAGGACTTGAAGAGGTTTTGGATATGTTGAAGACTTCTGCAATAATTCAAGAGTATATTAAAGAGAAAAATCCGAAGTGAGTAGATAATGGTTGATAAATTAGGTATTGAGATTGAGATTGATAGTAGTAAGTTAGAAGCACAATTAAGTAAGGCTTTTAGTAATGCTATGAAATCAGGTGGGGGTAGTAGTACTGGTAGTATTGCTGGAGGAGTAGCACTTGGTGGTGGAGCTTTAGAACTTGGAAAAGCTATTGCTGGTGGATTAGTTACTAGCAGTCCATTATTACAAGCAACACTTGTTAATTTTCAAACAATATCTAGACTAGTTCTTATGCCACTTGGTGATATGATTGCTAATCGTCTTGACCCACTTTTTGGTATGATTTTAAAGAATTGGGATATTATAGAGAAGATGGTTAAAGGAGTAGGTGCAGCTTTTAGTGGTGATGGATTCTTTGAAGCATTATTTAGTGGTATTGGTAGGATTGGTGGAACACTAACTGGAATTATTGGTGCATCAATTGGTAACGCCGTGTTTAGTATTATTAGATATTTAGATGTTCTTAAAGTTACTGATGTTGGTAAGATGAGTGATGAGGAGTTTAGTAGTTTCAAACCTGAAAACATAACATCAAGTGCAGAATCATTTGGTAAACTTGGTGAATTATTTGGAAGTGGTGTTGGTCAATTCTTAGATGATATAATAGAAGCTGCTTTAGACATGACTGGAATTAGTGATACTATGAAGGATATTGCAAGTAGTGCTAGTGGTGATGCTGATAGTTTTGATGCTAATATAGGGAAAGCTACTGAAACTGGTGTTGATGGAATAAAAGCTATGGGTACTGAGATGGATAGTGTTATTAGTAAAGCTAGGATTTTACAGTGTGTTCTTAATAATCAACAGGGGGGTATTTTACAGCGTATTCTTAATAATCAAAAGTATGGTCCACAATCACAATCTAATACGGATGGTAATAATCA